GATAAAGCTCAGGATTTCTATGAAAAAGTAAAAGACATTCTAAAAAATATCAGGCCGGAATACTCTTCAAGTATTTTGGTAAAAAATTCCGAAGAAATAAAACTTGGGTACATAGAGCGTATCAACAAACAGAATGTTGAGAAAGGGTTGCTTTCTCAATTGTTTATGAAAACGATGTACGCCAAGCCAACAGGATTTGAGGGCAAATCTTTAAGCTTGGTAATCTTTGAGGAAGCTGGTTTGTTTGAAGATATTATTGCCGCTTACAAATCTACAGAACCTTGTTTCAAAGATGGATCTATTCAGTTTGGAACGCCAATCATTTATGGAACTGGTGGAGATATCACTAAAGGCTCTAAAGGTTACAGAGAATTGTGGAACGCTAAACGAAGTGTTTATAATTTGAAAAAAGTATTCATATCAGCAACAGACTTTTATCCTGGTGATGGTATTCCTGATGAAAAAACAAAGAAGTCAATTTCGTTTTTTGATTTTAGAACAGGAAGAACAAATAGTGAGGCGGCCAAAGCGCACATTTTAAAAGAGCGCCTTGAGAAAGAGGGTAGTGAGGGTTACATAAAACATATACAATCTTACCCATTAAAAGATACTGATATCTTTATCAAGAACTCCGGTGGTTTATTAAACCGCAAAAAGTTAAATGCTCAAATGCGTAACCAAGATAACTGTCCTTTTGAAAGACAGATAGGTAGGTTTGACTGGCAAACAAAAGATGCACAAACTTTAAAGCTTGTTTCCATAGCCAGAGATTTAAAAGAAATAGATAAAATACATTTAAAGAGAGGATCCAAAGTAATCTTTGTTAAAGATGAAGAGCTTGGAATGGTTCATAAACTGTTAGATGCTATAGACCACTCTAAATTACCATACAATCCAGACATTGCCGGATGCGATAGTTATGATGAAGATGATCCAGGAGCACACGCTTCATTAGGTGCCACAATTTGGTATCGTTGTTTCTACGGAATAAACAAACCGCACGATTTGCCAACAGCCTACCTATTGGATAGGGGTACTGCGGATAGTGATGATGAATTCTATTCACAATCTTTAAGAGGTTGCGTTTATTACAATGTGGAATTGCTTGTGGAATATACCAAGATAGCTATTATAAATTATTTCAAAGATTGCGATGCCAGAGATTACCTAAAACCAAGACCTGACCTTACAGGGATGGGTTACAGTTCAAAGGCAAGAAATGAGTTTGGACTAAAAATGTCCAACCAACACTCCTGGACTTTAACCTTGAGATTACTTAAAGCTGAGGTCAATAAAAATTTCAATAACTATTGGTTTATGGAAATTTTGGAACACCTTGTGGAATACGGAGAGTCCAACTCGGATTTAGGTTCAGCTTTGGGTATGGTGCTCGTATCTAAACTTGATATGTTTGAATTCATTTCTGATGGTATAGAAGATGACGAGGAACAAGGAAGCGCTATAGACAATATGGGATTTTATACCCAACAAAATGGATCCCTTGTTTTCAAAACATATAAAGAAGCTTCTGCCCAAAATCAAATCGATGAACATGATCCATTTTCAACAAAAGGCCTTAGAGGTTTTCAGCCAGAAATAGATCTTGAAGGAGAAGATAGAGAGGCTTATTATCAGACAAGAATTGATACCAGAAAAGAAATAGAAAAAAGGCGTCAAGAAGTACTGAATAACTACTCTGATGATATTATGGCATTCACCTTAAATGAACACAAACGAACATTAGAAGAAAATTAACTACTTTTATAAAAAATTACCTCAAATGAGCTTATTCTCTTTCCCAGACCAAACGATAGCCGAAACTCTCAAAGACGAGAATTGGCACAAAGAACACGCTTCAAATTTCGTGGCATACTCTTTAACCGATGGGTATAATGACCAACGAAAAGAAATATTAAAACTGTATAGGGCCTACAACGCTGAATTAAGCGAAGAGGAATTGGAATTGACAAAAGCGATTACTTGCCCTCATGGTTTTGACTTAGGAACAGAGTATGTTGTTTACCCATTGATTCAATCAAAAATCGAACAGATTATCGGAGAGTTTATTCAAAGACCATTAAGAAGAAAGGCTTATGTGGTGGATAAAAAATCAAAAAATAAAAAGTTTGATCAGAAGCTTCAAATGATGGCCGAGCAAATGATGCGAGAAGTCAATAAAAATATGGAAGCTGATTTAGGCTTTAAGCCGGAAACCCAGAATCCCGATATGGAAATTCCTGAGAATATCGAAGAGCACGACTTTAAAACTATTGCGGAGGAGGTAGCCGACAGCATTCTTAATATATTTTTAGATGTAAGAAAAGAAAAAAGCAAATTCAAGCAGCTATTTACAGATTATTGTATTTCGGACAGAGCGCACGCTGTACTTGACAAAAAACATGGCTTTACCACAGCAAGAAAAGTTCACCCATTAGATGCTACGCACGATATAGATCCTTACAAGGTTGTGCAAAATGACCACGAATTCTTTATCGAAAATTATTATCTCACAGAAAACGAAATCTATAATACTTTCCCGGATTTAACCAAATTTCAAAAAGAGGAAGTTAGAAAAACATTTGATTCATTAGATTCATTGAATGTCAATAATAGCCAAAGTGAAGAATTGAGCACTTCAAAGATGGCGCATGGATGGTTCCAGACAAGTAACAAAACATTTAGAATGCGACTTGTTTCTATGATGTGGAAATCAAGAAAAAGAGTATCTATAAAAGTAAGCAAAGGCAAAGATGACAAGACTTTTTACAAAAAAGTTAAAGAAGAAGAAATCAGATCCAAAGACAAGGTTGAAAACATTGATGGTGAAATGCCAAGATTTGTAATTATGCTGGGGCCTGAATTGGTTTTAGATTGGGGCGTAATGGATAAAAGATATTCACATATTGACGATCCATATAGTTGCCAATTACCGGTAATATCTATTATCAGAGATAACACTATCGGAACTTCACTTATAAAATCCGTAGCGGCCAAGCTATATCAATTACAACAAATAGCCTCAGAGGTATTATTTGAAATAAGGATAGCATTAAAATCAGCTGGAGATAGCAGGGTGCTTACTTATGACGCGGCAATGACACCAAAAGAATTTAGTGTTGGCAGTTATGAAAACGGACTTAACAGGGTATTGCACCATATCAAGAAAGATAAATTTATGGTTTATAATTCTAAGCAAAAGGGTACGCCAACAAACAGCAAGCCTTTTGATTCATTAGACTTATCACAAAAAGGAGCCATACAGGATTTATTCAATGGACTTGCTATTATAGAAGATCTTGCTTCAAAGTTTGTAGGTATCTCTCCTGAGAGAGAGGGAACTGTAGGACAGTACCAAACAGCCACAGGAACAGACAAAGCCATCAGAGGTTCTTTGGCCCGGACAGAAGTAATATTCACTCCATTTGACGAATTCATTCAGGGGCTTTTGGAAAAGGTTATCCTTAAAGCAAAGCAAGACTATGAAAAAGGAGAGGTGATTCATTACATTTTTGGTGAAATGAAAACAAAGTTCCTTACGATGTTTGAGGACTTTTTCTTAGCTGACTATGGTTTATATTTGTCTGATGCCAGAAAAGACAAAGAAGCCTCTGATAGAATTGACAGAGCTGCTGAGATGGCTTTAAGCAATGCTAATGCACCAGAGATGGCTTTAGGCCTTATTGATGTCTTTGAGGGAGAGAGCGCTTCTGATAAAAAGAAAATTTTCCAAAAGATGTTGGATTCTATGGAGAAAATACGTCAAGAATCAGCAAAAGCAGCTCAAGCTGCAGAAGAAGCAAAATTAGCTTCTGAGAAAGCAGTACGCGACCAGGATATGATTAAAGCAAGAGAGGGTAACGTTACAGAGAAAGAAGTTGCTACCATTTATGCCAACAGTAAAAATATTGATGGAGTGATGAAAGCGACCTCCGCTGAACGTATTAAAGCTGCTGAATTAGAAGTTAAAAGAGAGGAAAATAAAGAAAAGAACCGAAATTAATATATTTTTAATAAATTTGATAAACTTTAAAGAAGAAAACAATGCCAAGATCAGAAGAAGAAAACCAAGAAGAAAGAGATTTCAATGTCGATATGTTTGCCACAGACGAACTCGATGATGATTCAGAAAATTTAGAAAAGGAACTTTTAGAACAGTTTCCGGACTATTCCACAGGCCAAGAAGAAGA